CTCAGTTGCTTTGTCGGTACCTATCTGTTTGACTAATGTTCTTTCGTTTGCCAATGACATGGAGGAAATTGACAATCCGCACGATACCTTTCGTGTGCAGTGTCAAGTACCTAGAAGATATGATGGCCTTGAGCCAGCATTTTTGGTACCAAAACCACTCTTCTTACCCAAAGCTAGCAACATAACACCCTCACCATTGTACAATACTTACAAAGTGCCGACAACTATGCCAGTTTATCTGGATCATGTTGATTTGCCAATTGGACCTTTTGATCCATTGGCTTTTGCTGTTAAGAAATATATTCGCTTGCACTCTGCCCACCTGGATGATCAGGAGTTGAGGGCAGCGGCGCGCAACGTGTTGTGTAAGATGAATCGTGCGAGTTTGCTCTACCCAGCTGTGAAGAAGGAGGTGTTTGGTTTTGAGGACGCCGTTGCAGGAGTCCCAGGTTTGGACTTTTGTGATGGAATCCCCAGAGCGACATCACCTGGTTATCCATATCAGATGATGGCGCCGAAGGGATCCAAGGGGAAGACTTATTGGTTTGGGCACGAAGGTGATTATAAGTTCTCTAGTTCCCAAACTCAGGAGCTCCACAAGCGTGTGATTTTTATGAGGGAACAATGCGCCAACGGGGTTATGCCAGAAGTTTATTTTAAAGATTTTATGAAGGATGAGAGAAAACCAATCGAGAAAGTTGCCAAGGGCACGGCCCGTTTGATATCCGGTGCTTCTATAGATTATGTTATTTTAGTTAGGATGTATTTTATGGCTTTTGTCATGGCATTCACTATGAGCAGAGTCCATAGCGGTAGCAATGTTGGGATCAATGCCTACTCTGAGGAGTGGGACACTTTGTTCACCATGTTCAAGGCCGTCGATGAGGAAGCGTTGGATGCTGATCACAAATCTTTTGATGTTAGCCACATGGGCCAGATTTTACGATTGATAGTTTTCATAATAAATCTTTGGTACAATGATGGCCCTGTCAACGCTAAAATCCGTGAGGCATTGTTTGAAGCCTTTATAAATAGCCATCACATAGTTGGGAATTTCGTTTATGTCCGCTTTGGTGGGTTGTCATCTGGCCACCCACTGACTGTGGTCATCAATTGTCTGATAAATCTTATACTTCTGAGAGTTATATATGCTAGGCTGACAGGCGACACAAAATTTCTCTTTTACGATAGGGATGTTGCAGAGGCCGTGTATGGTGATGATTTAGCTTTGGCTGTGGCCAAAACCATACAGGATGTGTTCAATTTTGCAACCATCAGCCGTGAGATGAATACACTTGGTTACTCCATCACCCCCGCAAGGAAGGACGACAGTTCTGGGGCATTCGCCCCAACAGAAGAGTTGACCTTTCTTAAGCGTGGGTTTCGCTTTTGTGAGATAGCCAATAGAACCGTTGCTCCACTGGATTTAGATGTCATCTTGGAGATCCCTTGTTGGATTAAGAAGAACAATGACATCGATCCTTTGGATCAGATGGTCGCAAATGTCCACTGTTGTTTTCGTGAATTAACCTTTCATGGCTATGACATATATACAGAGTGGACAACAAAAGTAACTAGTGCAGTTTACGAACAGACCGGGGTCAGTCTTATGATTGAAGACTTTGACGTGCTGCTCTCCGAAGTGCTACAACAGGAGGCCAGCTATGTCAGCAATTGACTCTCAGTGTGTTTGTTTCTGCCAAAAAATAAACAAAAACACAAAAAAATAGGTAAAATATTGATGTTGCCTGATTACCTTGCAACACACTGCATTGCCAGATGCATAGGGGAACCGATTAATTTAACAATTTTCTTTTACTTTTACAATATGGCCACAACTACAGTAAACTCCAATGAAAATATTTCAAATGATAATACTTTGTCTGCACCAACTGGTGCTAAGACAACTATTGATCCAACCGAATCTACGACCCAGTTTCTACAAACTGGTATTGAACAAAAGACTGAATTCTCTGACAAGCGCCAATTTGACAGCATGATGTATAGTGAGCAGGTGGTAACTGATTTGCAATCCATACAAAAATTTCTTGCGC